GAAATAAAAATGCTGCGATAAGTCTTAGGCATCATACCCATATTTATCGCAGCATCGACGTAGAAAGATTACGTTTCTGTTACGAAACTAAATCCTTACCAAAGTCCACTTTGTACCAAATGGTTTGCCTTCAGCGCGGTGTTTCAGTATCTTGGCAAACTCTTTTTTACGGAGTTTGGAAATCGCTTCTTCATCGTGTGAAAGACAAGCCTGATACAGTTTCTGAAGCAGTTTTTTCTGTTTCATAGCCAGTCCCTCCTGTAGTGTATTTATGCGATTTTGTCTTATGAATTTTAATACCTACTTCCTGGTTGTCCGGGTTCGTTAGAACCTGTACATTCTAGATTGTGATCAGTTGCGTGTGGGCAGCGTTTGTTGCCGCAGGTAGGACATACTATCATCACAGTGGCAACAAAAGGAATGCCCGAGAAAGTCTTTTTGTCTTTGTTACAGTTAAAACAGTAACAGTCAGTTTCGCTATCATCGTTAGCTGGCATTATATTGGGCATGTCATAAGGACGCTCCTGGATGTCATCCTGCCCTAGCAACTTTCCAATCTGCTTGGCCATGTCTCGTTGATGGCTGTTGCTGGTGTAGGCATAATTGTAATGTAACTGGATGAAAGTAAATGGTTTTTCACCCGGAGCCATGTGTTGTATCTTGATATGTATAGTTCCGAAGAAATCTTTTTCGAACCAAACTTCAGTAGGATATACATGAGTAATAGTTGCCGTTTGAATTTTCATACAGTTTCCTTAAATGGTGCGCCAGACAGGAATCGAACCTGCTATCGAGAGTTTAGAAGTCTCTGCCTATCCATTGAGCTTCTAGCGCAGTGTGAGGTCACCTGTCGCCCATAACACACCAATCGTCGGTAGTGCTATGTGTTCAAAGATTTCATACAATGCCCACAGCGTCAATGCCACTGCCCACAAAGGATGGCTTTCAGCTTTCTTGCTCAGCCACAGAAAAAACTTTCCGTGTGCCTGTCCGATCTTGTTAGCTATATTGACTATCATATCTTTCTCCCTATGGTTAGTTCGCTGTTGCTGCCAACAGCGACAGTCCCTACAGGAAATACATTGAATGCCAAACTGTATCGATCTTCCTGCGAGTCATTGCTCATCACTGAATGACTAAGTGTTGATGGAAATATTAAAACATCAAAGTCCTTGGGTGTCAAGCCTACGCTTTCCATATTCCAATCTGTAGTTTTATCAAAATCTACATTGATTGTTTGGGTGAATAATGTATGATAAGCTGAATTTTTATAGAAACAGATAGCACCGGATTTTGGATTGGTCTTGAGATACAGCACACCACTCAAGAGACTGTTGCTATGTACATGAGCAGCATGATAGCCGCCAGGTTCTGCTTTATTGACCCAACTGGTAGTGATCTGCCAAGACAGGTTTTTATCTGTGCCTAGATATTCATAAGCATATTCATCTATCTTGGCCTGTAGGCTTTTCTTCAGGCCAGCGAATTCTGGACGATCTAATAGATGCCTTTCGGCAGTTTCTTTATGTGTGATTATGTCTTGATCGTATGAACTTTTTTCATATTCGAAATTGAACAGCCTGTTAAGAGTAATAGGATCTATAGGATCGATGCTAGAGCGATAAAGCGGTACCGCAAACAGACCTAACACATCGGATTTCATCTAAACCATCCAATCTTCTCACCTGCGTCTTTGCGTCTCTTCCATTCTTCCACGGTAGATGGAAAGCGCCATGCCCAAATAGCTACCAACAACATAGTGATGCCTGTAGCTGCTACTGCTACAGGATTTTTAGTAGTGAACCACATGATGATCAAACTGCTGTCCATGACCAACACCATGGCTATCTTGCCGTAGAATGGAAACACACGCTTCTCACCCCAATTGGTAAGGAAAGGTCCAAACCATTTGTGATTGTATAGCCACGCATGCATCTTGGGATTGACTTTGGCAAAACAGTAAGCTGAAAATACTAGAAAGATACTAAACGGTATGCCGGGTGTGACAAATCCAATATAGGCCATGCCAAGACTGGCAAAACCCAATGTGTTCCATAGAATCTTTTTCATCAACCACCTACTATTATATTTTCACTGCCTGTACGCAGTGCTTCTCCGTTATTGGTTAGATCGCTTTGTCTAGCCACAGGTTTGTTTTCCACGAACACTGTCCTAGATCCTTGAGCGATAGAACTGCCGGAGCTCATGATGCTGCCTTCGTGCGCAGTCACGAAGTTGTTGGAAATGATAGACGTAGCACCACTTTGTATGTTGGTGTCTGCTATGTCATTGGCTACTCTGGCTATACCTTTGCTCATGGTCCAAACAATTTAGTTGAGTTTACACCTTTTTTGGTTTCAGTAGTACTTTTCGATGCCAATGCGTCAGGGCTAGCTGCTTTGGCTGTAGAACCAAATATCTTTGTAAACAAGTTAGTAGCTGGTGTTACTACATATTGATCCACCTGTTGTCCAGCAAATGTAGTACCTTTCTGGATAGCTGTGCTGACCAGCGAGGTAGTCTGTACTGCTGTTGCCATAGTGACTGCTCTACCAGCAGACTTGCTGATAGACGTGCTTACTGTACTTTCGGCTACTTCCACTTCTGGAAGATTGTTTCTCTTCAATGCTGCGTTAGTAGCTGCCTTGTCAAATTCTGCTTTGTCGATCTGATTAGATGCTGCCAGCTGTATGTTAGCAGTCATGTCATTCAACGAAGTGTTGATGCCTGCGAATGCTTTTTGCATGTCTGCCAGTGCGCCTGTGCTGGTAGCACTCAGCTGATTCATAGAATCTAGATTTTGCATGATACCATCTAGAGAATTGGCTATAACAGCTTGAACATTATATGACGATCCAGTTCCCGCAGCAGTTACGCTTGCTTCTAGTTGTAGATATTGCTGTAAATTGACCGCGATAGAATACAAAGAACCAGCAATAGAACTAAGCTGGAGAGTATAATTTGGAAGGCCAACCCCGGCGGCCGTGCCAGCACTGAGTGGTACGCTTTGAATATTAGTTGCATCAAACGCAGGAGGTACTGTTGGTGGTACATAGACTGGTGGAACGGCTGGCATATTTTATCTCCTTATATCACTAGATTAGTAGTACTCTGAAGATATTGATCTGCGAATGATTTATCGCTGTGTACTATCATAGCCACGGCAGTTTTTAGTAATGGGATTTCCTTGTCAGGAGATACTGTAAACAGATAGGGCATCAATCCTGGTCCTTTCTGTCCCATACCAATAACCATAGGCTTGGTCAGCTTGTAGGCTGTGGGCGTTTCTTCTGACAGTCTCGCGATCAATTCTTCTCCGCTGGTCAGCTTGAGCGTGATCACTTCGCCAGCTGATATTCCTTTATCAATTAACATTTGTAAACCTTTTCTTGAGTTCTGTGAAACCGCCTACCAATTCTCCGTCTAGGAAAATCTGCGGTACTGTACGTGCTCCAGGAACAGCTTCTAGCAGTTGCTCTTTGGTCCACTCTTTCTGTATATTTCTTTCTTCAAATTCAATGTTCTTCATCTTGAGCAGGTTTTTGGCCTGATCACAAAATGGACATTGATCCTTGCTCCAAACGATAGCTTTCATCTCTTTCCTTATAAAACTGGTAGCTCATCATAATTTATCTGATCACTCATCACACCAATGACATAATTGGTCGATTCGTTTTCCTGTAGAGCTGTCTGTTTCTTGTGCGTGTCGCTATGCTTGTTGAACCAAGGAATAGGCGTAGTCTTTGGAGCAGGTTGATTGTATTTGATGCCGATTTCTTTTAGCGTGTTGGCTGCTGTATAATCCATGAAGTCTTTTAGGATGTTGGCATTTAGTCCAATAACTGGTCCTTTTTGGAATAGATAGTCTGCCCAATTTTTTTCTTCTTGGATCACATCCATGTACAATTTGTACACTTCGTCAACGCATTCGTTTTTGGCTTCTAGGAAACGTGGATCATCCTTTACTACCTGATTGATGATATAAGCAGTCCAATCTCTATGTAGGATCTCATCCTGTAGGATCAGGCTAATGATATTGCCATTACCGATAAAAATCTTATTCTCTACCATAGCCAAGCTGGTGGCAAATGACACCATGAAACGCAGACCTTCTAGAGCATAGCTGGCATGTAGTGCCATCCAGATAGCACGGATGTATTCTTTTTCAGGAATAGTTTCACCCATTTCTGCTTTACAGTTGATTTCATGTAGCTCATCATAGTACTTGCCAACAGCAGCAGCCATGCCGATGATCTCATTAGTGTCGTGAATAGTGTTGAACACATCTTTAGGCACGTTGTAGATATTACGGATGATGTGGCTGTAGCTCTTTGAATGTAGATTAGTTTCAAAGAATCCCCAAAGCAAACACAATGCTTCCATCTCCGGCACACTTACCACAGGCGTAAAGATCTGCGTTGGTCCACGACCTTGGATACTGTCTAATGCTGTCTGTCTTAATAGGTTGCTGGTAAAGATATGTTTGACAGTGTCGCTAGCATCTTTGAAATCGCTAGCATCTTTAGTCAATGAAATTTCTTCCGGAACCCAAAAGAAACCACGTGCTGTTTCTTCGAACTTGGCTACCTTGGGGTAACGGAATTCTTCAAAACGCTGTATGGTAACAGGACCCTGTGGATCCAAAAACATTTGACGTTTCAAATAGTCTGTCTTTGTGTTTAAGTTATATTGAGCTTTGCTCATAGTTTACATGCCTCACAATCTTCTTCGTCTAATTCGTATATGTTATGACCATTAGTTTCGATATGGAAACCGTTGATCTGTGGTTCTTCAAATTCTTTCTTGGCACCTGCTTTGTTGATTAGACTGTAATAGAAAGTCTTCAATCCCCATAGGTGTGCCTGCATCAAATTCTTGGCTATCAACGTTGTAGGTACTTTACGATCTGCGTAGTGAGCAGGGTTATAGAAAGTATTAGTACTGATGCTCTGATCCACGTAAGCAGCAAGAACAGCCGCAGTTTTAAGATATCCAACACAGTCTTTCTGCTCCCACATCAATTGGTATTTGTTTTTAAGTTTAGCGTATTCTGGTACTACCTGTGTGAATGATCCTGCTTTAGATTCTTTCACACTGATAAGACTCATCGGAAGCTCAATACCATTGGTAGAATTAATAACCACGCTACTGCTTTCCACAGGAGCGATAGCCATAAGAGTCGCATTTCTAACACCATGGATCTTCATTTCCTCTCTTAGTGATTCCCAGTCTAGTTCTGGTCGGAAGTCAGCTAGTTGATTTACGCCCTTGGCACGATGTTCCCATGGAAACTCTCCCTTGCCGTATCGTGTATGTGCGCTATGCAGACAAGGTCCACGCTCTCGGGCAAGTTCAACTGTAGCTTCTGTTAAGTAGTAGGCCTGATGTTCCATCCAAGACTTAACATCTTGTAGGGCATCTTTGTCGCCATACTTCAAACCACGCTTGGCATGCCAGTAGGCAAGATTAGTAACACCAATGCCTAGTGGCTGGATCTCGTCATTGCTTAGTTTGCTTTGTATGCTTAGGAAATCTTGGTAATCAAGTATGTTACATAGACTGCGCTGTAAAATGCGGCAAGCACGGCGCATATCTTCTGGATTACGGAATGCTCCCCAGTTGATACTGCCCAACGTACATAGAGCGATGCGGCCGTCAGCGTCATCGAGACGTTTAAAAGGTTTAGTAGGTAATAGTATTTCACAGCATAAGTTACTTTGATAGATAGTGTGATACTCAGGATCAAATGGTCCTTGGTTCATAACGTTATCTATGAACACTAGATAGATGCGTCCAGTATCAGTGCGCTCTTTCAGTATGCCACCTTTGAACACATCTTCTGCGTTCATAGTCTTCTTACGTAGATCCTTGCGCTTTTCATACTTTACATATAGCTGTTCAAACAGCTCTGTGTCTTTGTAAAATGCTTCGTAGAGGTCAGGAACTTCGTTAGGATCGAAGAATGTTATATTCTCCTTATTTCGAAATCGTCTCCAGAAGAAGGCGGATAAGACAACTCCATAGTCCATGTGCCTAACTCGGGTTTCTTCTGTTCCTTGATTGTTTTTAAGAACGATGAGATCATCAAACTGATGATGCCAAATAGGATAAAAAACAGTAGCACTCGCATTACGGATACCTCCTTGTGAACACGAACGTAGGTCCCCGAACCACTTCTTAAGGAAGGGAATCATGCCAGTGTGCATGATTTCTCCACCACGGATCGGAGATCCTAAAGGACGAAGACGACCAATCTCTAGACCAATGCCAGCACGTTTGCTAGCATACTTGGCCATCATTTCTCCAGAAGCGAAAATGGAGTCAAGATCATCATCACTACGAATGAGTACACAGCTACTGAACTGCTTTGTAGGGGTCCCAAGCCCAGCAAGAACAGGAGTAGCGAGAGTAAATAGGCCATCAGAAGCGGCGTTATAGTATTCTTTGATGTATCGCATTCTTGCGGTGTTTGGTTCTTCCTTGTGGAAAACAGTTGCGGCAGCAACCATGTATCGGACTTGCGGTGTTTCATAAATTTCCTTTGTGGCACGATTGCGTACCAAATATTTTTCAATCAACTGCTCGATAGCAGCATATGAATACTCCTCATCTTTAGAATGATCGAGCATGTCATTCATCTTGTTCCAGTCATCCTGGCTGTACCAAGACAGTAACTCTGGAGTATATAGACCTACCTCTACATTCTTCTTTACGATGTCATAGAGGTGGGGAGGTTCGTATTGGCCATACACATCCTTGCGCAACATACTGAGACGTTGCTTGCCGGCCACATACTGATAATTGGTATTGCCTACATCTGGATTGTTTTCTACATCGATAAGATCAACGATGGCTCTCAATGTAAGAGCATCTACTTCTTTAGTTGTGATCCCATCATAAAAGTGAGGCGATGCTTTTATTTCGATCATGCTCTGACTTACGTCAGCTATACCTCTACATACTTTTGCTACCTGTGTCTGCCATTTCGTTAAGTCTAGCGGTTCTCTAGAACCATTTCTTTTCACTACTGTAATCATTTCATTTGTCGCCTCTAACATATTTCATTTCCGGGTGAGTATTTATAAAGGCCCACCTCCGCTCCATATTTTTATAGAATTGTATGGAATCTCACTGACATCCTTCACTGCCCTTGGTTCCAGGTTCAATAGTGAACAATTATCGACTAGTAATACATATGAATTGTCCTTGGGTGATATAGACATATGTATCTCGAAACCTGAAGCCTTAAAACGTTCTGTTAATTGAAGAGTATAACACATGCCCAAGGCGATAGCAAGGTTGTCGTAGCGGTTTTCGACAACCAAATGCCAAGGATCGGGCCAAATGTCTGGCCGATATGGATCTAAGTATTTGGAAACGAAAGGAGCCTTGCTCCAAAATTCTGCGACATCGCGCAGTGGATTCTCAGCCATTTCGAGGCTGTCTCTGAAATCTCTCCAGACTTTTATCCTGTCAGTCTTGTGGACATCAAACATCAAACACTGTATTTTACAAAATAAGTCAATTGATCTGGATTGATTCCAGGGTTATTGGGATTCTTGTAGTTTAATATTATAGTTTCTGATCCGGCAGTAGAGTCACTTCTATCTAATAGCTGTATGACGAATTCCACAGCTTCGGCATCCAAATCACCTTGTGTAACAGCATAACTATCTGTCAACACAGGATTGAGAGTATTATCACCTATAGTGATAGTCAGTGTTCCTGACCTTGCGCTACCGGAAGCAAAGTTTATAGTATAGTCTAATGTAGTAGATCTATTCAGTGCTGAAAACATTGCCAACGGAGAGATAGAAAGTGAATTATAAAGATCTTGTTTGATTTGATCTGCTATCGTGACCATGCTACCATTGAACACTTCTTGTATTGCTCTACGTTGGTCGCCGATGGCAACATCCGCATAGGCATTCTGTTGTCTATTAAAATAGCAGTTTAATACCACATTGTCATAGGGCTCGAGAAATGTTATGATATAGTCTTCTGGGTTGTTAGCTAAGTTGATACCGTTACCGCAATCTATAAATTTGCTGTCGACGATTTTCATTCCTGATCCGTAGATGGATCTGATCGCCTGTGAACCTATAGATTGAAACAGTGACTCGGATATACCCCAAGCATTGATCTGTCCAGATTGGCCGTCTACTATGATGCCTGTGTTCAATGTATTAAACTTACACTGACTGAAATATACTTCTGAATGATATGACTGTGTCTGTTCGAAGAATACAGCATTCCACGCATTTTTGAAAACACAGGCTTTGAATTCTACATTACTGATCACAGTACCTATGTTGTCTGTGTTGGTCATCATGATCAATGAATGTTGATTGGTTGTGTTGATAGCATTGAGCAGCGTGGCTTCTGCTCCTTGGAAAATCACTGCTTCAAACGTGCTGTCAGCTAGACCTGTTAAGTCACAATGTCCTGTTGTGAATCTCATCGTTAGATTATTGATATAAACATCATGTGGTCTATCTGATGAAGAAAAATTAATAGGTTGTGTACCGTTGAAAGAAGTAAACGATACCGTGACTGCGTTAAAAGCGATTATGGTACCAATGTCTGATTCACCAGTGATATAAGCAGCCGATGGTATAGTTATGTTGCCTAGTATCCTATAATGACCTGTAGGCACGAAAAGCTGTTTTCGAAATTCATTGTCTGTATTTCTAAACAGCTGATCTAGTGCGTTTTGAAATGCTTCAGTATCATCGGCCACGCCATCGCCTTTAGCACCAAAATCTTTAACGTTAACTCGATCGTCTAGTTTAGACTGTAGTGTCCTAAACACACTCTTAGTGATGCTAGGACTGTTCCTACCAAAACGATAGCTTTGAATCAGTTCAAGTAAGTTATCATGCTCGGTCAATACTTTGGTATTGCCTACTGCGGGAGCACCTTCGGCTACAGCACCGTTACCTATAAACAGTTCTTGGGTATCTACAGTCCAAGCCATTTCTCCGCTGGATAGCTGGGGAATACCGGATTCACCGAGTTTCCTACCTCTTCTTACTTGTATTTTTGAAATTTGGACTACAGCCATAGAACGATACCCTTGTTATATAGAGTATTTATTCTATTGCGTGAGCAGTTGCTTGTAGCCCTGTAGACCTTTTGTGTAGTAATCTTCAACTCTAGCCAACCATTTGTCCTGCCACATATTAAAATCATCAGGCCAAAGGTCAAACTGCTGATATTGTAAATCTCGAGAACACATGAATACGTGTCCTTCGCGTATATCGGATCCATATACTTCGTTGTGAGCCATAATATAAGCAGTTAATTGTAAGTAGTAATCTTCGACCCATTCTGCTTTTTTAGGCTTGTTAGTCTGTTTGTAGTCACAGACGCTGGGATTACCTTTATAAACACAAACCAAATCAGTAGTTCCCGAATACAGTCCAGGGAAATACAAACTCTGTTCCATAGCCCATACTTCGTCTACTTGACTCAATGCGTTGATAATGATTTGATCGGCCATCTTGTGTGCCTGTTGATGTACAGGAGCATTTCCGGGTTGTCTGGTTTCGCCGACCATGAAACGTTCTAGATTGGAATGCATCGCTGTGCCTATGCCCGCAGCTTCTTGGGTGATCTGTTTGGCATTTTGCTCACCCACACGTTTCTTCCATTCGTTAAGTGCTGTCATATCTTTGGTAGCACCTAGTATGGTAGTCACGCTAGGAGTAGTATCACCGTCTGGAGTCTGATAGACTCTCTTACCTGTCACAGGATCTGTTATCTGTTTACAGTTTTTATATTGATATCTTTCTACGTAAGGTGGGGGTGTGAATGTAGTCATATAGTCAAGTTTACAATAAATTAAAGGCCTTTGTCAATCATTTTAGGCGCAGCTTGCGCAGCGATTTTATTGACTTCTTCTTTAGATTTATCTACTTGACTCTGTGATGGGTTCTGGTCTTGGCCTACGCCAGGAACATTTAATTCTATACCATCTGCATTGAAGTTATAGACTAGTTTTTGTAAGACAGGGCTCATGTCATACATCTGCTTAAAAGCATCGTAATCTAGTTGTCCCTGATTGGTATTTTTTAATAGAGTGTTTATGCTTGCCCAGTTGAACTTAGCAGGAGCCTTTTTGCTTTGAGCACGTCCCACTAGGTTTTTTAATAATAGGACGAACTCATCATCGCCTTCAACTTGGAATTCATAAAATCTCATTTTACGCCTGCTGTTTGTTTTAATGCTGCTAAAGATTTTTCTATGTTTTGTATATAAGACTGTAAATCTTGTTGCTGTTTGGCTGCGGCCTGTATGGCCTGTTGATCTGCCTGCTGCTGTTGTTGCTGTCCTGCCGTAGTGTTGGCACCGGTCTGTGCTGCGGTCGCTGTAGTATCTGATGATCCTCCGCCAGTTGCTACAGTGGCTACATTCTTTGCTACATTTCCGACTGCTCGTCCACCTTTAACTGCTAGACTTCCTAGTGCCTGCGCACCTTTCACAGCACCCTGACCGACTTTTACAGCACCTTGGCCTATCGCCGATGCGCCTCTGGCCAAAGCCCCACCTACAGCGGCAAGAGCTGGAAGGAATTCATCCAGCTTCTCTTTTTCTGAAACAGGGGCAAATTCGTCGAATCTCATCCGGCTAATACTTTGAGTAAACGATTTTGTTGTTCTATGCTTTCTCTTTTAGCACGGCCTGCTTCTTCAGCGCCGCCGGCTGCTGGTTCAGCTGCTGCGAAATCATCTGCTGGAGCTTCTGCGTCTGCGGCCATGTCTGCGCCTGCGTCTGCTGGCGGAGCAAGGTCATCGATGCTACCTGTATCAGCAGCCATATCGCCTTCTGGTTCAGCACCGATCATGTCTGCGGGGGCACCTTCACCTGATAGTGAACGCACACCGTTGGCCATAGTTTCTCTCGTTGCTTTTAGATTTTGTAAAGCCTGTTGGATAGCAGGTGCTACTTGGCTTAAGAAAGCCTTGGCTTCTTGCTGTCCGAACTCGTCACGGATATCATCTCCTAGACTGAGCAATTGATCGTTTTCCATGCCGGATAGTTCTTCAATCCAACGTGTAATTCTGTCCACCATTGACTTTGCCGTAACGATCGCACTGGCTTTATCTGTGGCGCTTTCTCTAACTTGATTCATGTTATCTCCTGTTTCAGTTGATTCGCTTTTGTTTTTATGCTTCCATGCTGTGGCATAGGCAATGGATCTTTCTTTATCAGTTAGCTCGCCATCCTTGGCATAGCCTTTCTTGATATGTTTGACCATACGTTCGTACTTATCACCCGGAGGTGCCTTCTCCATTTGAATGCTTTCTGTTGCTGCTTCACCTGTACGAGACACTTCCCACTTCTTACCAGTCTGTTCAGATTTTTTGCGGCACATGTCTTGTAATCTACGAAGTTGGGCCATTTCTCTGTTGTCATCGGCATAGGTTCCTTGACCTTGGAATACTTTCCATTTCTTGCCATTGATGTAGATAGCAAAATTGTTTGGCGGTTCTGTGTTGCCTTCGTCCCAATCATCTTCTCGATTTCTGCGGCTAAAAGACCAATTGCGATCGTAACTGCCGCCACCGCCAAAGTATCCAGCTTCTGTTTCTACACTTTCATCTTGGCCATAATCACCGTAGTCTTCGTCGGAACCGAAACCCGCTGATGCTAGGGCATATCCATCATCTGTTTCGCCGCCTTCGTCTGGATATGTGTCGGGCTCGGGAGGAACCAAAGCTTCAAAATCTGCTGCTAGGTCTTGAAGATAATCATCCATGTAACGGATTTCGCCGCCGTCTTTATCGGCATATGAATAAGATACTTCCTCTACCGCAGCTTCTACTTCTCCCTGTTGTAACAATTTAATAACTTTATCATAATTTGGATCACCGTATCCGCCGATCTCGTTCATATTTTGATCGAACCGTCTTAGAATTTGCGTAACTTCACTTCTTAAAGAATCACCGCCTTCATCTTCCGACATGTTCAATGCGGGCTTGCCCTGTGGCTGTTTTTCAGCAGTAGTAAATTGATCCCAAAGTTTCTTTCCACCCCATGCTAACACGATCACCAGCCCAATTGGCAGAGCATATGTAGCTGCTAATGTACCTAGAGCAGCTAGGTCTGTAGTTGCCACCATCGCTGCTATACTAGGAGCATATTTCTTAATAGCTTGTATATATTCGTCAGCATCTTTGAATACTTCATGGACATCGCCTAGGTCTTTGACCAACGGTTCAACATGATCCCATGCTTGATACATGATATCAGCTAATGCCAGTTTATGAGCATTCTTTGCTGCTATCTCAGCACCACCTTTAACAGCAGCACCTGCTGCTGGTGCTGCCGCACGTGCACCGGCTGCTGCTCCTCTTCCTACTGTACCAAACATTCTAGCTAGATGAGGTAATGCTGCTACTGCGCCTCTGGCCAGCAACCCCCAAAATTCGTCTACTCTTTGTGTGCTTTCATCTATCCTGCTGGCAATTTCTTTATTGATAGTGTCCAGCATCCATTGTGTCTTAGTAAATGTTTCGTTGTTTACAGTTTCGTTGAAATTGGCTTTTTGCTTGTAAGTATAGATCTGGGTCCTTAGCTTGTTGCGAGCATCTTCTAGCTGCGGTAAAGTATAGGATTCTAAATCCAGTTTTTGACCAAAGGTTTTAGACAAAGTCTCATTGAGCTTTTTAGCGTCAACCCTGTCAAATAAATCATTTGTTTTCATATGAGCACATCCGGTGGTTTGTAGTATATTTATTACTTAAAGAGCCAAACGGTTAGCTTCGCGTTTGTAGTATTCTGCTGCGTCTTTGGCGAAAATCAACCTGGCTAGATAAAGATCTATCTTGAATTGATCCTGTTCTTTGTGTGCTTTTGACAGCTTGTCTTTGAACATCTTGTAATCTACTAGACTCTGCCCAAATTTAAGATCCATAGAAATCAACTCGTTTATTTTAGTATCCTGTCCAAAATTTAACAGATTGGCCACTTTGACTGCCACACGATTTAAACTGATATCCTTGAATACCAGAGTATCACCTTTGTAAATGTCTTTAAGGCAGTCGTTGCTGACTATGGTATATCTACCGATTTCAATACCACGTTCTGTTTTTTTAGGTATTAGAGTCTGCTTGTCCAGCAGCTGCCTGTGGACATTACTGACGACCAGATCTAGATTCTGCTGTGCTTTACTCATAAAAAAAGGACCTACGGTCCTTTATTTAATATCTGGGTATATTATAAACCCACGAACTTGATTATCTTTGCGAGATCCATGTGTCCTAACCATCCAGCACCTGCTAGGAAAGCCAACAACACCATAAAATACATAGTACCTTTATTTTTAAATTTTTCTAGTTCCGATATCTTGCCAGCTAGCTCGTGATGTTGTGCTGTCTGTTCTTGGTGTAATTTGTCTGCGTGTGCGTAGTAAAGATCTCTATTTTTTTCATAGCTAGAGTTCATTATTTCTAGCTTGTCCATGATGCTGTCACGAGTACGATCTAGGCAGTCGTGCATGTCCTTGACGTCTTCTTTTAATTCGCAGATCTTGACGTCTATATTATCTACTTTTGTTTCTAGTACACTTACTCGTTCCGTCGTAGACGGTCTAAGTGCTGTAGCTGCTCTTGCCATTAGGCTCTCCATTCAAATACCAATTAAAAACAATGCTCGCTCCGAGCCGATGCCTTAATGTGTTTTATGATAGCCTAACTTGATGCCTGATATTTTATTTATTAGGATTTGACAGAATTTCTATTTTGGTGTTTATTTCTGATCCCAAGGTCCTAAATGCGGGTATCTTAAACCCTACATCATTATTTAGTTGATCTATTATAGGCACACCGTCTAGATCCTGTTTTAACAGTCCTACTGGATCTTTGTTTGATAAGAATATTTCATCACGATCTACTGTAAACTCATAGACCCAATGTTTAGCCTTGCCTTCGAAAGGGTCAGGCAGTCTGCCTTCGTTTAAGACGGGATCTCTATCGGAGAATATTATGGCCCTCAGTCCTATGGCCTGTATAAGACTGTTGAAATTGGCCTGTTGGCTTTGCCTAACGTGATCGGTGTCTGATCTCGTTGGTCTTGATCTTGTGATGTCCACTAGGGTGGTAACTCTATAGCTTTCCATAATCTGCTATTATTTACGTCAATAAAAAAGGGCGGAAAAATTTCCGCCCTCAATTCCCATCCCTAGGAATTATTGATTACTTGTTAGCTACGAAAGTTGCTTCAACAGTAACGGTTGCGCCTGTGCCTGCTGCTGCGTCAGTAGTGTCAAATGTACCTGTACCTTGTACAGCGAAGTAAACAACATCGGTTACGCCGCTTTCGAAAGCCGAACCGTTTGCTGTACCAAAACCTGCTACTGTGAACGCATCACCTGTGTCAGCTGGTAGAGTACCACCTGAACCACCTGATTGGGTGATAGCAGCGTAGATGCTACGTAGGTTTGCGGTTGTCATGTTGGTCAATGCGACCTTAACGATCAATGTGCGACCGTTTAGACCATTTGCGATTTGAAATAGATTGTAGTTAGCACTGACTGTTGCGTCTGGTGCTGGAACGTTGGTATATGTCCATGCCATGATAAGTTCTCCTTAAATGTATAGTCCCGCTCCGGGACTGGCATGTTTATTTATTCGTTTTGGAAAAAACCGTGAGGATCAGCGTGGTTTTGCGCGGTTTGCTTGGGTAAAGTGTAATCTAGGCACTAGTTTGATACTGCTACCGCTCTTGACATAACCTTCGCCGCCCTGTTTACCTGCTATGCTAGAACGCACTTCTGCTCTAGCATCTAGCTGTGATATGATATCGTCTTTTACAGCCATGATCTGTTCTAGTGTACTGAATATGGCAGCGAACGAATTGGCATGTGTTTTACGATACTGCTGTATCTTGGCCTGTTTAGGCGCACTGACTTTACTGCTGGTTAGCCAGCTGTCAAACTTAGTATTAAGATTGGTAAGATCACCAGTATCTACCTGTTGGTTTACAAAAGTATACAGTATATTCTTTAGGTCGCTGAGTTTTTCTGCTGCTAGTCTCTGATCATCTAGGAGAGAATCGATGTCATTGGCATGTTTGGCCACGAACTGTTTGACTCGCTGTATGCTCTTGTCATCTACTGTGGGCATATGATTGACAGTTACTGGACCCTGGATCATAACAGGACCTTGTTCCTTGATGCCTTTGATAGGTCCAGTCAATGGCTGGCTGTTACCTTCAAGGTCTGTATAACTGTGTACCACTATACCAGCTGTGCTTTGTGTGATACGTTGTCCTATGCTGCTGTTAGTATCTATATGATAGCTAACAGTGTTAGGAGTAAATGTATAATCACCGTTCTTGTCCACAGGCGGACGAGCATAATATAATAGATCGCCTTTGATATAACCTCTAAAGCTAGGTTCTATCATGCTTTCTAGTCTAGGCCAAAGACTTTTCATACTACCTGCGAATTCTCTACGGCTGGCTTCCTTTTCTGGATCCTGCTTGCCTCTGCTCAACAACATAGTTTCTAGATCGCCTGCGCTGGTAACACGACCATTGTAACCCTTGGCAGTGAATCCGCTGTTGTCTGTTAACACGAACTGTCCTTGTTCGTTGCGTCCAAAGAACACAGCAGGACTGCCGTCCCATTTGACAGTGACATCGTCTACGCTCTTGGCCATGCTGGCTAATTCGTCTATGGCTTCTAATGCGCCTTTGCTCCCATCGACAATGACTAGGTCTTCTGCGTGTTGTAATGCTCTGCCAACTTTAGGAGTAGCAGCTTCGTTAGTTTTCTTGCGACCAGCACAATGCGCCTTCTGGCTAAACCCTTTGGGATTAGAACAGTTGATCGAGCGTTTGTATTTCTCGCTCCATTTCTCGTTTATGACTTCTCTTATTCTCATCTTACTAGGTCTATGATCTTTCTCATCCAACTAGGACTGTTTGGTGTGTAGTGTTCTAGAGCTTCTTTCTTTGGCAGTTCTATTCCTGAACGACCTAGAGTTTCTTGTGCCGCAGCAATGAGCTCTTCATAGTTGGGCAGCTTCTTGATATAGTTAGTTATGCTTTCTACTGATCTAATATCTTTGACCGTAGCTGTCTGTCCTAACAGTTTCTTGGCTATCACATTCCAGTCATCGCCGTTAGCGATAGGTTCTTTAGTCTCTGGATCTACTAGACCAAACTTAGGACTATACTTTAGTCCTCTAGCCCGAGCGATGCTAGATAGCAGTATATGTCTATGTTCACCACGATAAGCATCCGACCCGCCCAACATACTGCCTTGTTGGAATTTAGGATTGGTGCTAAACATAAAATCTGTTTGAGCAAACCCATTAGCAGGGTCACCTAATACGGCTGTTTTTAAGTGTACATTGTCGCCGCTGAGTTTTACACTTTCTTTGCCAAACTTGGCGATCAATTGCTGTGCGAATTCTTTTTTGTCTATTTGGTTAGCATCAACGCTGAGATCTAGGTCTCCGCTATCTGCTTTGCGTCCTGTAGTACCTAACCATTTAATAGGCACACCTGCTTCGTCTTTGTCTAATGTGAAATCTAATCCGGTAATCCGTTCTAGATAAGCGATAGTTCCGGGGATTTCATCCTTGGTTATTCTGCGTGTCAGTGGCTGTTTGTCAGCACCCTTGAATACATTTCCACCTTCTAATAGATCAATCATTACTCTCATCCAATTTCTTCTTTTGTTTTCTAGACTCAGCTATCTTGCGTATTCCGCGAGTAAATTTAGCAGGGTCTTTGCCTTTGATAGCATTGAGCAATCGTCTTTCGAGCTCGTCGGCCATCTCGGGATCGTAGTGCTTATTCAAAGATTCTATAAGATTTATAGCACTGTTGATTATGTTGGTAGCCCTGCTTTCCATAAGGGCGTCCGTGTTTCTTACACTGGCTACTTGATTGAGTTCTTGTAAAATCGATCTTGTGCTTAGTTTCATTTTATGCCTTCCTGACAGTATATTTAACACGATTTTTCGGAAACAACAAGTATTGATTTTTTGTGCGACGCACACTAAAATACTAAATAGTCAGTAGAAACCATGAGTTTCTAACACACTTACACAGGAGATAGTAATGAAGCAATTATCTGAAAAGATGCTTGGCATCTTAGAACGTCTAGCAGAGATGTTCCCCAAACAAAACTACCAATCCGAACTGGATAGGTACGTATCATCAAAATATCCCACTTCCGTAGCTGATGTAGAACATTGGACTCGCGAGTTTGATAAGCAGCAATCGACCTATTCATGGAGGGCAACACAATGACGTTTATTAAAGCATTTTATAGCTGGCTAGAGCAAATTGGTAAAGCTAGAGCAGCAGCACATTTCGCACAAAAGGGCGACTACGAATCAGCACTCAAATTGATGACTGGTGACTGATATGAGATATATTGTTAAGGCCATCATGTCATTTTTTGATTCTTGTGATCCAGTACAAGAGAAAGAATGGTTACAGCTGGCAAGGACAGAATATCGAAATGACGCGGACTATGCTTATCATATGTTGAAATTGGGTAAAGTTCCATATTATGATACCAGCATATTAGGTTATAAATAATTGACTTGTTAACAAGCGAGGATATATAATGTACACATACACACAGGAGAGTTTTATGTTTTCACCACAATTTTTCGTCGACACTTTTCAAAACACCAAGAAAGTTGTCGCAGACCAAATTTTCAAAGATCCAGCATTGAATAAAGCAGCACACGCATACATCGATGCACAGACGCAATTTGCCAAGATGGCTATCAACAATACCATCGACATGGCTAAGTATTCTGTGGATTCCATTAGCAAACATTGGTTTCCAAAGAAGGAATGGACCGCCTAAAGGTCTTAGACATACACACACACAAAGGAGAATATTATGTCACAATCAAACGGACTACATGAAATGATCAAAGCCCCAGAAGTTAAATTTAATAAGAACGGGTATGAAATCCGTACAGACATTCTGGCTATGGCTAAAGACCTTGTTGCTCAAGACTTTCAAGTCAAGTTTCAAGGTTGGGAAATGACTGCTACTCGTGATGAGAAGACTGGTCAGATCGTTAGCACTGTTAGCATGCCTGAATTCCCAGGGCTCGATAAGGTACTAGAAACTGCCGAGAAAATGTACGCATTTGTTAACTCAGGCGTGAAGAAGTAATTATTACCGCATAGCGGATTACATATATTTTATTAGTAAACAGAAAGGACTCTTCGGAGTCCTTTCATATTTTTCGCATTAGATAAATCGCTTGATTTCTTTTATTTCCTGAAGCATATAACGAAATCGGCAGTTTGGAAGATAGCCATTCTGTTAATTGTGTGGGATTAAAGTTTTCCATATCGGCTGTAGAATTTTCTATGCTACCATTATTGATAACAAGATTATCTCCATAAGGTGGAGTCCAATAACTACGTATGATTTCTAGATTAGCTTCTACAGCATAATCTTTTTCTATGACTAAAAATCGATATGATTGCTGTCCATAGTGTTTCATTACAGCTACTCTATCTATACCGCCATAATATCGTTGGTCATTTAATCGTATAGCAGGTATAGGATCTCTCCAGCAGCGATCTCTATTCCATATTAATGACAGCTTGATAATCTTTTCTAATCTAGTTAGAAAGTTTTTTTCTAATGTAGTCTTTTTAACGCTAGAGACTAGTTGTTTAATTAGGTATCTATTGGTATCAAATATTTCTAGATCGTTAAACAAATGCCATTTAGACATAATAGCACCAAACACTGGTCCCATAATTTCTATATAATGATCTTCTATATTCCAGAGACCGTCAGTGTATAGGTATCCTAAAGGTAATGTTTCATACCTTATAGGCATCATATTAACCTTGGAATTCTATCTGATAGTCAGCTTCTGTTGTGTTAGGAAAACGTGTGGTCAGCTTCTGTATGATGTCAGCACGGCTTTCACCATCGATGCGAGCTTGTCTGCCCGATGCTATCTGTGTTACTAGATAAGTGCCAACACCTTCTTGTGGCTGATCTTCTGGTTCTGGTTCTGCTGCTTTGCTATTCCAGCTTTGTGGAAACTTATTTTGTAAATCAGTTATAGCTTTGTCGATATCATACCCGCCGCGAGCAATTTCGTTAGAATTAGTCTTGATCTCTTGAGCATTATCTTTCATAGCCTTGGCTATGCGTTGTAGCAGACCCGGGAACAATTCAGCAAATTTTTCATCACCTCGACTGTAACTTATGGTTTGATTACCGTTGTTCATTTGATTAGTAGGAGCATGTATTTGCCACTTACCATTAACATCATCTATGTTTGCTTTATCGACGATTGAGATCAAAGGACCATCGGGAGCATAGTTGTTGAACCAACGTATACCTGAACTAGAACCTGTACAGAAACTAGCACGGAATCCTGCTGCGTTGTTAAATGTATAACATGATCCGTAGTTATAAGGAATTACCGCAAAGAATCTATCATCGTCTATAAGAATAGTTTCTTTCTTTTCTTTCTTGTGTTTTTCTATGATACCGGCATCTTTGATGCGTTCTAGTTCGTCTCTGTAATGTCTATCTTGTACGATTGCCTGTATCTGACGTAGGTTCTTAAACTTGTTAAAATCTTGATGTTCTGGTTTTAGTTTTTTACGCAGACTGAGAGCTTTCCACGCACCTAGAGCATCGCCGCCTTCACCGTCTACATCTTCATAGTCAACTACACCTTTTGAATACAGTCTGGTCAGCCACTCATCAAACTTGCCATCTGTGGATACATCACCGTAGTCAGTCGCTGACAATGATCTATCTAATAGGTCACTCCATAGTTTCATTACTTCTTCTGGTTCGGGTTTTGTCCCTAATTTAGCCAAATCGCCTTTGGGGATAGTATGGTCGTGTATCAGGGCCAGATAGACCTGTTTGACCATCTGTGGATCTTTTATCTTTGCCGCTACGTTGGCTTCTAATATGACTTGATTTAGTTTCATCCTGATATCACGACCCTTTTAAAGAAACCTAGGATCGTTCCTAGCTTTTTCATATCACCATTAGAGATGTCTTTCAATAACATCTTTGGTCCTTCTTCGAACTGAGGCTGTAATTCATCGCCTCGAGCATACTGTGGTCTCTGTAATGCTCCTGTCTGTTCTGGATAATAATGTGCTGCGGTCATTAGCACAGCGTGATTGATAGTTTTTTTCACGATACCGGGTGCTTCTGTGCCGCCTCTGCGTATCTCATCTATTTGATTTTCTAATCTTTCTACATAATCTAGTTTTTTCTTAGCTTTACTGAAAGCATCATTTTTGATCATAGTAACAATATGTCCACGTAAGCTAACGATAGCAGCTTCCATAGCTTTGACCCACATAGGTCTAAATTTCTCTATGAGATATTCTGTAGTAACATTGCCCAGCCCTCCCTTCTTTGCCTGAGCTTGATACTCTTTTCTTTTCTTGCGTTTATCAGTGACTGTTGTTGTGTTAGTACCTACATAAAATTTGGTCAGCTTGCCGATCTTGCCTTTGATAAAATCGATATTATTGCCGCCGCGGTCATTGTTAAAAGTTTCTGGCTCACCGCCTGCGCTGGCTACAGAATGATAGCTACCCTGTGATGCTTTGATAGCAGCAACACCTTTGGTTCCTTGTATAACTACCCAAGCACCCCTATAGGCATTCTTTAGTTCGCTCCAGGAAATCTTTTCTACAGGACCGTACTTGATATCGTGTCCTAATCCTTGTGTTTTGTGTAGATACTGTATAACCTCCTGTCCTCCAGGCTGGTTTTTAACTAGGTCAAGACTTGAACTGACTTCAGCAAGGACGCCTTCGCATAATTGGGCAAATAAATGGCAAGTTTCTATTCTCATAACGTATTTATTTCTCTATAGTTTTAACGATTAGGTAATCTCGGACGGTCTTGTCCTAGGGCTCTAGGATTGGCTTCAGCATCTACACTGTCCTGTTCAGGCCAGCTATAAATGTAGTCTCCAAACTCGTCACGCACTAGAAGCCAACGGATTCCTCCCGCAGAATATTGATGTATTTGTGCTCGATATCCTGGAATAGTTGTATCAAAATCTATATCTCCTGTACCTACATCCTCACCGTTTTCACGAGCCCAGTTGGCTACAGCATTTACTTCTTGTCTAGTGTTAGGTCCTTGTCCGTTTAGATTGCCAATCATCCATATATCATTAGTATCCGTACGGGTAAAAGATCTAAAGAGCTGTCGTCCTAATGTACGGATAGCACGTTGCATGTTTCCAGGCAAGTTAGCCACCTGATGAAACTCGGGATTTTCTACTCCTGCGGCCGCTAGATTCCTTCCTGCTACTGCTGGCAAGTTATCTGTATCCACACGCACTGCTGGCAGATTAGCATCTTCTGGTTCTGGGTAACCGGGATCGTCCGGATCGGCTTCTATATCTCGCATACGACTCAACAGATCTCTCATTCGTTGATTAGGTGCTACATTGCCAGCTGCTCTTTGTGTATCACGCTGTGAAGCTCTGCGTCTAGGATCATTAGGTTGATCATTGCCGCGAGGTTGGTCGGGTTCTGGTTCAGGTGCTTTGGCTGGTAGATTATCGTCTGTAGGTTCTTTGAAATCCCAACCCCAATCTATGTTAGGTTTTTCTTGAGGTTCAGCCGTTGGACGTGATTCTGGCTCATCGTCTTTTTTCTTTTTGCGATCTTCTTCGTTTAAGTAATCTCTAAATGTTTTCATTCTGCGTTCTTCCCACACTTGGCACGTTTGGCGTTAGTCAACGCACCATAGTCTACAGGCCATTCTTGACCAGGTTGTAATTCACGAGCATTAGCCGGGAATTGAAAATCAATACCTGAAAGTTGTTCGATCTGTGCTATTGGTGAGCGGAATTTAGTTAGATCGTTGCCTAGATTCTGATAAGGTTTTGTGTGCGGAAACAGCCAACCGGCTGTAGCACCTGTCTGTTGATCAATAACGATCTTGTAAAAACCAGTTGGCACTATCACTCCAGACCCTATCTTTTCATTTGAAGGTCCATATAATGCTCCAACGTATATGGTAAAAGCGCGGTTCTGCTGTACCGTCCAGCCTCGTATCGAAGTTTCTAACAGTTTCCATATTCCTCGATTTAAGCTGCCATGCTGTGGATACATGTTGGTCATGAGAAAACTCTCATACTCCACGATCTGTGACCAACTTAGGTCACCATCGGGAGCAGCATGTCCTTTGTCGTAGCCTGTGCCTGCGTAGTCATCTGGACGTGGTCCGCCCTGTATTGACTGATCTGCGACGAATGCGTTCGTACGTGGAAAGCATCCTAAGGCATTTTGTGGAAGTAGTGTGTAGGCGACATACATAGGGATCTTAGCAGGAGGATCGTATGCTACAAGATATGCTTCCCTACATATAGGTTGTGCTTGTCGCTGTGTTTGTGCCCATCCGTATGGGCTGTGTACTTGGCAGCTCTGTACAGGTAATGGTGGTCTCTGGTCCCAAGCATAAGAACTGGTAAAACCTACCAGTGTTAACAAAATTGTTGTTAAGATTTTTTTCATTTTTATTCCCAGATCACCATTTTAAATCGTTCCTTGGGAATACCAAAGAATTCACATTTCCAATCGCTCTGTGCGAAGAAATCCAGATGATGCCATTTGTCTTTGTATTTAAGCAGATCACGCCCTGCTTGCTCAAAATCAATAGCTTTAATTATAGGTTCTATAGCATCTTTAACTGCGCATATTTCTTCGTAGCTAAACCCGTCATACTCCCAATGTATGATTTCAAAAGCATTGCCTTCACGATCGACGTAATCCATGCTAAAATCTAGTCCCCACTTAGGACGCATGGCTATAATTTTGTATATCAATGGTAGAGTTTTAGCCCAAAATTTAAGCTGCTCTAGGGCAGCTCCGGCGTAGGCTTTGCGTTCGAACAACAGGCTGTGATTTAGTACAGCACCTTCTACCTTTGGTTCTTGTGTAAACCATTCTTGTTTGAGTGCTGTTCTATGCTTTCGATGCTGTTGTGTGATAGCATCGTTTGTGCTGGCAAAATGTTGTTCTAGTACAGTTAGGTCATAGCCGTTCTGATCAAACAGTGCTAGGTCTTCTGCTATAGGAATATACAACATCTTGCCTATCGGTTTGTCCCAGTACCCATTAGGGTCTAGTTTATTAGGAGTTAACTGTATCATTTAACAATAGAACCTTCCTTGCTAACTTCTTAGATAATTTCTAATATATTTCCCGCCACTGCCAACCTACACCCACGTTAGTACTCTGTGAGCCTATGTTAGTTGCTACTACAACATAGATCTCACTGTCTGTGCTGTCATAGTTTTGTACGATGTAATTCTTTTTGGCTTCACTGGGCAAGTTACTTGCTGGAGCGCCGCCTGCTTTTTGACTGCCCTGTGTGCTGGCGCCAACAAATCCGTTGTCCATTTCATCGCCGCCTGTGAATGCTGTACAGGTAGCGTTATATTGAACGCCACTGTCATCATCAACGTCCGCCCACGTAGATCCTGTTAGTGCGGCCTGATTGGGCAGTTTGATCAAACGCCATTTAATACTGTCGCCGTCGCTGAATACATTTAAGTTGCCAGAACGAACTATCATACGGTTAGCATAGGTTCTAAATGCTGTCTTTAATCTTATGGCCATTATGGTCAATGTTGCTCCAGAGGCTATGGTTCTTAGGCTAGGACTGATCACTGACCAGTCCTGTCCTGCTTCTACATAACCACCTTCTGATACTACGGTAGAACAGATCTGATCAAAGTAAGCACCTGTTGTTGTTCCTGTGTTTACGATCTCACAGCGTACAGGCAAGTTTGGTGTGCTCATATAAACTGTGGTCAGGTTGTTTGAGTGGTAGAACATATGACAAGGAATGAAAGCACCATTGTGTACAAATCCTACAGTAACAGCACCTACGCCCAACCATTGGAACTCTATAAAGCTCAACTGTGTCTTAGTAATGTCTAGATTAAACAAACTGCCGCCTTGTCCATTACAGGGATCGATGTTCCAGTTTGCCTGTGTGACACGATTTTCTACAGGAGCACCCGATGTATATGTTCTTATAACCCAACTGAGTGTGCCGTCACCTGCTTGTTCAAAAAATATACCGTTGTTATCATCAAAGTAACCTGTGCGCTTTGTAACATTGGCTGTGGCCGCATAGTAGCAGAAACTTGTAAGTATCTGTTGGCTCTTACCTGGCATGTAGTGATGATAGAATTTAGTTTGGTGAACAACACGACTGCTAGAATTGTTGCTAGTTGTCAGTCTAGCACAGGCTTTGTTTGATTGAAAGGCTACTGTGCCACCGTTAACTGTGTAGTCTATAAAGTTAGGATCTAATCCGTATAAATGTTTGTAGTCACCTAGAGTAAAAGGACTACTCATACGTATGCGACCAAACGCATCCGACTGTCCTACTTTGAGAGTGGTACGAAGTACAGGTTGCCCTAGAGCATTATACTCCATGACATGATGTAGATCGCTTAGGTTAGGTTCCCAAGGATGCTGATAGTTGGTGCTGTTTGGTAATAGGACTGGCATCTATTAGGCCCAAGGTCTACCAACGATCAATCCACCTACGTTAGGATTGTCTACTACGTTGTTGGTGTCGTTGTCGCCTGTTGCGTAGCGTGTTGGTAACTGTGTAGCGTCGGCACTGGTATCAGCATAGCGTCCTGGTTCTATCGCATTCTGCGCTGCTCTATCATTGCCTGCTAACTCTAGTTTGGCGTCTTGTCTTTGGCGCTTGTAGGTCAATGTTGAAATACCGTTAAGTGACATTATCGCTCCTCTGGGTATATCGG